CATATCTAGCCCAGGTGAGCCTCCAAGATCCTCCGTATAAGAAAGCAAGTTTGGATTCTGAGCTTCTAGATCCCAATTCACAGGACCATTAAATCCAGTCCTATCGTAGTATCCCTCTTTGGGAAGAAGATACTTAAAGTTACGCCTTCTTAAAGCTCGTCTAGGAGCAAAGGTAGAAGAAGTAGTTGATTCAAGACCATCCGTAATTCTATCTACAGCGGCTCGTTTGAAAGTGTTCAGTCCCCCCCTACCATCAGAGTTTCCTGGACCTACAGCCCCCATAGCTGCTCCACTAATCTCAAAGTTTCCTAGGACAGAGGCTGAAGTATAGGAAGCTCTATTATCATCTTTATCAAAGCCTAAGTATTCCCACATAGCACCTGATGTAGAAAAATCATCTTCTGCACTAGCAGTTAGGTTTACTCTAGTGATAGCGTGAGCAGGAGAGAATTCTCTTGCTACTCTAGCTGCTTCATACAAGGCATACTTTCCATCACCTTCTAATGTAGTTTTAGAAAAATCAAAATCAGTATCTTTAAAGTTGATGAATAGGTGTGAGGATTTTCCATTCCACAAAGGGAGTAGGTTCTTCTCGTAGTCCGAAATACTAAGCATCACATCGTTAAAGTTCGATGGAGTCTGAACTGAACTAAAGAACATCAGCATCTCATTTAAAGCACCGAGATCTGATTCATCCGTGACCGCACTACTAAGAATATAATTACCAACCTCATCAGCAAAGGAATCCTTTACCCTAAAGCATTTCAACCTCTCTACCAGTAAGCTAACCATGTCAGCAGTAACACTAGAGTCTCTATAGTATTTTACTTCCTCAAACGGAGGTAGTGGGTAGTTCTGCTTCTCTCTATAGTTAAATAAGAAATTAAGATCCCCCTCTGGCTTAAGATATATTGGCCTAGCTCCCGTAACTATGTTGGAGTGTTCTGCACCAGCCATATACACACCTGATCCTAATGCACCAAATCCTGTAGCAGCCTCGAAAGCATTCCTCTCCCCAAATAGTTTCGCATCCTGTTTGAATGCTTGATATCCATTACTATCATAAGAATGCATGTGGAATGGCTTCATTCCTGGCTCATTAATAATAGTATAACGCTTAGTCTTACATCCATTAATATCAAGCTCCCACAACTCAGGTACAGGAAATCTATTTCCGTGGAATAAGAAATTATCAGGAAACGCTTTATACAGATCTAATAGGATATTATCAGTAACGATTTTGATATTTTCTTCCAGGCTGCTAGTACTGTACAAAGATACTCCTGCTTGGGTAGCCAATCCAGGAGTCCAAGAGTTTAGGTTTTTAAACAGGGGTGATTCCGTACCTAACGCATACCAAACTAACTGGGGAAGGTACGACTCCCATAGCTCCTGCACCTTACCAGATACATCAAAAACAGAATCAACAATCAGTGCGTTGATCGCTGCTTGAATAGCTCCTATAGTTCCCGACTGCTTATAAAGATCTATTGCGAGCCGCAGTTGGTGTCTCCACTTTGAAGGAGAATTACCACGAAGTTTAAATCCGATAAGGTCAGCGATATATTGAATATGCTCATCTTTAACATTCTCAATATCATAAATTAAACTAATATTTTCAACTTGATCAGTGAGGTCAGCAAACTCATACCCTAAAAGATTAGTAAACTTTCTGTACGGTCCTTTAGATATATTGTTTGATAACAGTAGAGTAGCATCTATGTAGTTATCAAATGCGGCCTTAACAGTATAGTCTTGCTCATCAATATACAGAGGAGAGTATACTATGTCTATAAAAGTTTGAAGGGCTTCAAGTTTTTGGGTTCCACTAGTGTAGGTTGCTACGGTTCCTGCACTAGATTCAGTAATACCATCTGCTGTTCCAGAGATAAAATCGACAGGGATATACGCACCGAAAGAACATGTCTCATTGTTTCTCCACAAATACTCTGTTAGTCCTTTTATGCCATCAACTGTCTTTAGCGTATTCCCCAGATATAGAGAATTTAGAGAGCTAAGAACATAGCTAGATGGAGAATAATCCAGTCCTCCATCAGCAGAAGTATTCAAGAAATACATCCAACCTAAAGCATCCACTAAGTAATTATGAACACTGCTAGTATTTGAATCTCCCGTCAAAGAAGATAATGTTACTATATTAGCTTGGAGGGGATCAACCTGCGTAAGCGAAGGAGGTATAATCATCGGGAGCAATGTACCCGATAAGTATGTGGAGAACTCTGCGCTTGTGTCGTAGGCTGCTAAACTAGTACCTAAGGGAAGCATGATCTTACTTTCAAATAAGAATGGATTAATATTAGTTAGTTCATTCTGTTTTACAAAGTACTGTGCTATACCATTAATGTTTCCTAAGGCACTCGTCTGACTGTTAGCTACTCCAGACAAAGGAATAATATTAGAAATATTAGCAGCAACATTTATATGAGCATTGATTACCTGAGAGACAGGATTTAGCTCAACACCGCTTATGGATAAATCCTCTGCCTTATACACCTCAGGGGTGATAAGCTCCACTAGATCTACAAAGTTTGTCTTGTAGTATTTTCTAGGATTTGGTGTGTACTTGCTATCTGCCATTAGTCTAATAACGCTACATTAATTGTTAAATTATTCAATTGAACAATCTCATTAAAATCAATTGTAATATTTTTTTCAATGTTATCTATTGTAGAAAATATAACCTCATCCACTTCAAAGATTTGTCTGTTTATTTCAGCTACATTAAAATCCTCTCCAAATTCCCGATTATCTACATTCATATAAGCCATAACCTTGTCTCTAACTCTTGCTTTGATTTGGTCTTGATTTGCCTCTTCCTCTCTATCAATTTTAATTGTTGTAATTAAATCTAAGGTTCGAATAAGACCGTCCACAATAACCACATCGTCCGTTGCCATGCGCTTTTTATTTATAGCAGTTAGTAATTGGGTTTTAAAATTTGTAGTAGCTCGTTGCAATTGAAGATCAGAAGCTTTTTCCAAAGTATAAATATCAATCACATTAGCTGAGGAGTACGCTTGTCTAGTAGCAGCAACAGCTTTACCAACCGTACCGAAAGTACTAATGAATGTATTAGCAAATACTGAATAGTCTTCTAAGGTTACTAGACGATCTTGCCTTCTAAAGTTTAATGGAGCATATCGTTTAGCATGTTCTAATGTTTCTGCATTTGAACCACCAGTACCCTTTGAAATATTTGTTATATCTACGCTCTGCGGTATCCCATTAACAAGGGCAACTAAAGTATTATTAATAGTATTCTTTCCTATATTCCCTCGGGTTCCTCCACCAACTCTATAAAAGACATAATAATTAGAGGTATCGTTTGGGGAAACTCCAACACTACCGTCTCCAAAAACGACTGTAGCCTTATAATCATCATCATAAATAACTTCAAAAATCTTGTCAGAAGATCCAGAAGCGAAGAACACATTAGGCACTTCAACAAAGGCTCCGTTATTGGTAGCGTTAGGCCCATCAGTATATACCTGAACGCTTCCATCTACAACAGGGCCTTGTGTAAGCTTAATAGTCTTAACGCCTTCAGTCGCTGCGAAGCTACCTGAATCCTTTACAAGTGTTCCCTCCTGCATAACTACATTTTCAAATACCGTTACTGGAGATCCTTGGCCCTCTTCATCATTAAGAATAATTGACCCAGTAGAATTGACTGTATCAACAAGCCCATTAACTACTTTATATAATGTATAATTTAGCACTCCTCCATCCTCGGGGGAGATGGTTTCTATAATTCTATTAGTAGCTGCAATTTCGATGGTTCCTGTTCCAGCGGTTACTGCTAAAGGAGAGGTAATCTTCACATCGGTAGCCGCAGAAAGAGGACCCCTCATACGAATTCCAATTAACTGTAATAGCTTTTTAACACTGGGTCGTTGTGTAGCTGTGGCTAAGAAATTCTCATTAGCAAGCATATCAGCTTTCATAGACATAACAGATCCCATGTACGCCACCAACTCTAGGAACATCATCCCCAAATCAGATTCTACAAAGTACTTGTAGTCTGTCGGATATACAGTCTTAGCATACTCAATCAGAGAATTCCTAAGAGTAAGAAAATCAGTAGCAGCAAAGTTAATAAGAGACGGTCTCTTTACAACGGGAATGTTTGCTAACTTCATATAGTCCGATGTAATAGTTCCAGAAAAGTTCATGATATGTTTACCTCAACATCAAATATCTCTAAGTCAGCACTATCTATTTGTAAAGATAAAACCACTTTAAGGGAGTTCCCTCCTGCTGGGCCAGCCTCACCCATAGGAAACACAGCTAATTTTGCAATGTTAGCTCCTACAATGTAATTCTTAAAGGAATATTGAATCTCTTGCTTAATTGATTCAAAAGTAGATTCAGTTAATGGTTGAAAAAGAAATTTTCTTAGGTTACATCCAAAATTGGGAAGCATAACCCTCTCACCCCTCTCTGTTAAAAGAAGCTGCTTGACCGCTTCTCTTATCATAACAATACCAGATCGCTTTGAAAAGAATCCTCCTCCAAGAGCAGATCCCAAAGGGAAGGACAGTCCGTAGACCTCTTGCTTCTGTGAAGTTATCCCCTGTTTCGTATACCTAGGGGGTACACTTCCAAAAACCGTAACTGTTTGATTAGATGCCATTAGATCTTAATATTCTTGAAGAAGCCTTCTTGGGCTTTATAGTTCTTTAATACTTCTGAATTATCTAGGGCTCTAGCGTAAAATTTCAAACTTCCTAGGTGCCCACGAAGACCGCTGGTTATTCCCCCACGATCTCCTCCTAAGAAGTTTCCGTGACTATACATGCCGTCAGTATATCCTCCACCCACTATCCAAGGAGTATAGAATGTATTTAGTAGGGGTCCTTGTTTAAGCACTGTAGGACCGTCCACCGTAGTTGAGGAGTACTGGAAGCTATTATTTTTCTTGAAGGTGGGTAGGCTTGGTGGGAGTCCTATATCAACACCGAAAACATCTGATATTGCTGAGGTGGCAATTAATGATCCATCAGCGAATAGCTTAATAGTATTAGTTCTAGGGTCACAAGATATATCAATAAGGACAAACTGTGAGGATACATTGCCAAAATCAGTAGCTGAAAGATCCACTTTCATTTTGTAAAAAGTTGGATAATCCTGACAATCATCATTATTAATCCAGGATGCTGAGGAAGCGTCTCTAGCTTGGGTAGGAGCTATGAAGAAACTCAAGGAGGATGCTGGGTCATTATCGTAATTATTATTACTGTATCCTGCGGAAGCCTGGGTGATTCTTCTATCTCTAGTAAATCCACAAACCATCCCCCTGACAAAGCTCTCACCTCTTTTGTTCTCCAAGTAATCCAAGTCTCGCTCGCTCCCCGTATGATCCACAGCTAACACTCCTGAGGCAGAACCAACATTCTCACTAGCTAGAATAACCTTAGTTAGTGAGGATACTGTAGAACTAAGCCAACCAAGATCCCCATCCATAATATTTGGAACATGAGCCCAGCACTCCATGGTGAATCCACTTGGCGAATAGGTTAGGTCCTGGAACTCTTTTGTGTCGGGAAGCTTGGCGTATGATCCAAGAGCGGATGCTCCAGCAGGATCTGAGGATTTGTTCTTAACAATACCCTCAAAATATGGAATACTTAAACCTGATAAGAATAGTGTTCTTTTGGATGCTCCCACTAATTGAGCATTATTATACATATTATCTGTGGCACAATTTGTCACAGGAAAATCTATTGAGGAAGGTAATTCTAAAGTAGTCTCAAGAAAATTATATATGGCAAACAAATCTTTACTTACAATCTGATCAGTCAAGGATAACACCGTCCCTGAATTTGTAGATGATGGAGAATAAATAATAGATCCTTTGCCTACGGTAGGAATATTTAAATGATCAATAGATATGGATGGGGGTGATGCGTTGATCCTTGAGAACTTAGCTTCAATAGGTAAAACAATACCTACAACATCTGCTTGCTTGAAAATCAAGGAATTCTGTTTTTCAAAATCTACTGATAAATTAAAATCAGCTAAGTAGGAGAAATCGTTAATAGGTACTTCTCCTGGGGCGAACATAGGACCCTCTAAGTCCCCATAAATTTGTGGTGCTTTTACGGCAACCTCAATCTGTTTCTTTCTTCTATTTATCTTATTATTGTGATTAGCAATTTCTGTAATAATTAATTGCCTCTGATTTTGGATTACTGATATAGCTTCTCCACCATCAATAAATACCTGCAAATCAGCAGATAAATCATATGTTAGCTTATTTCTTTGTTGCTTAAGAACTGAAAGGAAGTGATCCTCATCATAGTATGCTTGAAGCCCTCTACTATCATCAATTATATTTGGATCAAAAATATTGTCCGTAAATTTATTCAGAGACTTGATAGAGACTGCTTGGCCCTTACCCCCTAAGTTAGGATCATAATTATATTTCCACTGATCTCCGATAGGGACTATTCCCGAAATAGCTAGAAACACGGGGTTTAGTCCCCCCGACTGGGAATCGTAATAGAGTCCATCGGAGGTTAATACATATTGACCATCAGAGGATTTTGGAGGCCCATAAGTAAGTCTAAATATTTCTTGATCTTCTTGTCCAACTTCTGGATCGGCCAAGGGACTTCTGCTAAAAGTGGTTTTATCTAAGAAGGGGTCTAACTCTCTTGAGTCTAATAATTTAGGTTCCAGGGAGGGGTCTGCTGCTCTAGCCTTAAGAAGATCATTAATTTCCTTGATCTTATCATCGCATTTAGACATAAAATCTCCTGCCGTTTCCAGTCGCGCCTTATCACCTGCGTACATGGAATCGAAGAGGGCATCTGCTTCTGCGGTGGGAAGCGTAGCTTTTTGATCAGCGGAATTTCCAGACTGGAAGGATTGAAGGTCGTTCCACTTCTGAAGACAGTCAGAGATAGCGTCAATTTGGTTTGCTATGTCTGTGTAGTTTTGGTAGATTTGTGCCCCAAAGGAAGCTGCGTATTGAAACGCTCCCAACAGGCCAGCTAAGTTATCCTTTGTTTGGTTATCATCATTGTCGATTCCTTGCCATGCAGTATCCGACATAAACTTAAAAACGCCTGTATCCGTATCAAACTCAATAATTCCAGTATTAAGCATTAGCTTTTTGAATACTTCTTTTGTTACCTCATTAGCTTTAGCTTTTCCTTGTGAGATTTGAGATTGCATATTACTCAAAACAGAACTCGGGAGAAGGTTCAAAGCCCCCGCTGCTAAATTCAGCATACAACTGGGCATACCAAAAGACATACCTAAAGCCTGAAGGGCTCCAGTGCCTGTATTACCTTGTACCTTTAAGAATGTTTCTAAATCAAATGATGCCATAATTGCCTCTTAGTATGTAGTGATACCAGTGTTACCATAGGTGCTTTGTGTTCCCTCAACGCTTGGTGGGCTCGCATTAGCTCCGTTAGCTAATTGTATCGTAGCAGCATCAATGTTAGCGTTACCTGCCACTGCGACCTCCAATGTTGGGCAAGTAATGTTAGTTGCACCGCCATCACTCTGCATCCTTATCTGTCCCCCTGCTTTCATTTCTATATTTCCACCCGCATCTAAACGGATATCTCCTTTAGTTTTAATAACAATAGCTCCTCCATCCCCGTTAGTCTCAATTTGGATAACCTGATTGCTTCCATTTTCATTTAAGCATTCAATAAAGATTCGTCCTTGTTCTGCTTGGGTGAATACATTTATATCTCTCCACTTACTTTGAATATTTACATTACCGCAAGGGATTCCAGGACCCCACTCAATCCCACTAGCCATGTTAAGTAGCTGAAGCTCTCTCCCTGCTGATCCGACTAATACATCAGTCTGGGACTCTGTGTTGATATATTTTTGGGGGCCAACAGTCTCAATTTGGACAGACTGAGCAGCAATGCTACTATTCTGAGGATCATCAGCTATGGTAATTTTACTTCCATTCCCAGAGGTTAGTGTGATAGCATCAATAGCAGGACTATCACTTAAAGTAATTCTCTTATTTACATTTGATCTGATCTCTGTTTTATTGTTAATTAACTTAGGGTTGTACTCCTCAGTTACTGAGATACCGCCCCCTCCTGGCCCTGTGAGTTGTACAGCCATAGGAACGCCTCTAGACCTGTATAGGACTGAGTTAGCTCTCTCTAGAGGGTAAACAGTAGCGTCAGCAATTGACGCTCCCTCGACCTGGAAGGGCTCTGGTTCGAAGGTGGACCCTAAGTAATACCAATCATCCCCCTGCCCAGGCTTACATACTAGGATCTGTACTCCAACCATTGGAATGCCAATGAAAGCCCCCTCCCCATTAGAAGCGAAAGGACTAACATACTTAACTCGTTTTTCCTCGTTCCCTAACTCAACAATTCTAGCTAAAAAGGATCCACTTCGACTTGCATCAGCCGTATCCCTAACTTCCGCTAATGAAATTATCTGACTCATTCGGAAGCCTCCTCAAGATCATACTTAGGAGCATTTTTTACGAGGCTAAACTCGGAGGTGGCAGTACTAGTATTTATAGTATGTTTCCACCCCATTATCTTATAAAGGCCACTAAAGAAGGAATTTAACAAAGTCCTTTGTGGATCAATAGATTGTTTTATAGAAGCATCTTGAGCAAACACAATGCATGGCGAAGACATATTGTGAATATTTGATACATGAAAAAGAGGTAGGGTTTTTATACTCATTTGGAGGGCTTGTCTATATACATTTTCTGCAAAGTCTGTCAAAACGGACTGGGGATTTCCAGGTAATAATTGATCAACCTCAATTAATCCTTTGAGATCATCATCATTACCACCTTCAGCTTTGTCAAGTAAAGCACCGATTGCTTGAGCAGCCGATAAGGGGTCAGTTACTTCAAGGTCTTTCATAAGTTCTATGGACACTTTCCCCTTCAAATCTTTTAATATCTCTAATCTGTTATCTGAATCTAAAGAAAAGTTCTTTTGTCTTAAGTATGCAGCAGCAGCACCTATAGTCCTAATGGGTAAACTTCCCGTTCCGATAGGCAAAAGACCTTCTGTAACACCAGAGGCTTTCCTAGTAACCATCTTATTAAATCCCATCTTTAGTTGTGCGAAATAGACTCCTCCAAATTTAAAGTTAATATCTAAAACATTAGGGTTTGTTGTGTTGTATCTAAAAATAGGAATTCCTTGCTTCTTTATATAATCTTTTTTAGTATTAGTAAATTGTTTATCCGAATACCCAAAGGTATCGGGAATATCGGAAATATCTCCAAAGGAGCCTTCTCCTGTAATTGGGGGAAATGCTATCGCCCTAACCGCTTTATTATAGCTCTTACTAGTTAGCATTAGTGCGTCTAATGGGTGGAGGGGAATAGCTTTTACTGCACCTATTATACCTGCTTTATAAATTTCACCTTGTTCGATAGCTGCGGCTTCTAAAGAGGAGGCAGCAAGCGTGGATGTATATTTTGGGCTGGGGGCTTCCCAAGGATTACTTACAGGTAGATTCTCTAAATCACTTTCATACTTACCTTGATTCTCTTTAGCCAGAGAGGCAGCATCCTGATACTCTTGAATAGTTTTAAACTTATTATCTAGATCAACCTTGCCATAAAGATACTTCTGAATCAATGCTTGGTCCCCAACAATAATGGCTTCTTGGTCCTCACTAAAATCTTTATATCCACCAAAGAGAGGAAATTTATGTGTAGGAAGAGATTTAATACTACCTCCCCAAAAATCTAGAAGTTTTATATCTGTCTCATTATAAATACCTAAATTTATTTGATACTCTTCTTTGGCGTTAAGATTAATCTTCTTAATAATGGTATTAACAACATCCATATGATTTGGAATACCCTTATCACTAGCCTTTTG